GTCTGTCTGCAACTGGTATCTTTTCAGCCTTATCCCTTGCAAATTTAAATTCAAACCACTTCATAAGGATTAAATAATCGGTATGATCTAAGTCTGTTCCCATGTTTTAGCTCAACACATAGAGTATTTAAAGAAATTGCCTAGCTGGTTAGCTTAAGACCAGACCTCCATTTCGCTGTGAATGCTACTAAGGCATGCGAACTCACACTACTAGGCGTATAACAATATTTATATGTAGATATATGTATTGTGATTTATGGTAGACTTTAAGATAAAGAGGGAAAAAGTAGTAAAAAAATGTACATGTACTCAAGAAAACAGGGATCTTTACTGTAGTAGACACGCATAACAAAAACATTACAAATCCTGACAAACTTTATAAAGACCTTTAATATAATAAAATCATGGGTTTTACTGATACCATAAAAGGCTTTTTTGGTAAATCTAACGATGTATCAAAGGGATATACAGAATCTACGTCTAGACCAAGCATAGCACAGCCTTATATGAGTACCGATACTGGTGCTAAATTACCTATATTTCCATTCCCACTCATAATGATTTATGAGTTAGCAGATAACATTGATGCATTAAGGATACCTATTGAGACATTGAATAGGGAGATGTTTAAGAATGGATTTGAGATTACTGAGAGATTTAAGTATAAATGCTCGAATTGCTCTAAGGAGTTTAAATACAAACCAATACAGGAAAAGGAATTAAAAGCAAGATCTTCAATCGAGGGTCAAGGTTCAATAACGCATGAAGCGCAAATTGAGAGTGAAACAACGTCAGAGGCACAGACAGGAGACAAGTTACAGTGTGATACATGTGGTAGTAATGATTTGGAAAGACCTATACCAGAACACAGAAAGATACTTGAAAAATTAATTAACGAGCCAGTTAACGGAAACAATCAGACTATAGAAGACGTAGCAAGAATGCTTGAAAGAGATTTGGAAATAGCAGACAATGCATACATGTTACTTTTAAAGAATTATAACTTAGATGATAACACAGGAGATATTAATTGGGATAACACAGAGATAAAAGAATGTTTAAGAATAGATCCACCACAGGTTGCAATGATTGCAGACAGTGATGGTAGGATAGGTTATGATGATAAAAGAAACAAGGTTTGGGTTTGTCCTAGATTTGAACATAGGGATAGAAGACTAACAGAGGATAGATGTGACAGATGTGGCGCAGAAGCACTAAAAGCAATATGTGAAGTTAACTCTGTTTATTCTATAGGCATACCACAACCAAAAAGAGTTGTTTACGGTGAAGGTGAAATAATTTGGAGAGCTGGCAAGTACAGACCTGCATTAATTTATGGTTATTCACCAATTTATTCAGTTTGGTCAAAAGCAATGTCTTTAAGCCACATGGATGAATATATTAGAAAGTATTTCGATAAGATGAGACCCCCAAGGGGTATGTTAGTAATTGCCTCGCGTAATTACGAAACATTCAGAAAATCATGGGATTTATTAGAGCAGAAAGCACAAGAAGACCCTTACATGATACACCCATTGCTTGTAGAAAGCGACAAGACAGGTAAGAACCTTGCACAGTGGCTCGACTTTACAGGCTCACTTAAAGAATTAGAGTTTATTGCAGTTAGAAAAGAACTAAGAATGATAATAGGTGCAATTTACGGTGTTCTACCTCTCTATTACGGAGAAATGCCTTCTGGTTGGTCACAAGAGGGATTACAGGTCACAATTACCAATAGGGCAGTAAAATGGGGTCAGGACATACTTTACAAGAGCTTTTTCAAGAAAATAGGTGAAGTTTTAGGTGTAAATGATTGGGATTTGAAATTAAAGGCTGGAGAAGAGAATGATAAACTAATGGAGCTTCAAACAGACGCTGCAGAACTTGCAAACATGCAACAACTGCAAGCAATGGGATTTGAGGTTGCTAGAACACATACAGGAGACTTTAAGGTATCAAAAGACCCTGTTTTCTCAACTAGAGAGATGTTGGAGATGCAAATGGGTGGTGGACAAGGACAAATAGGTGAAGGACAAGAAAAACGAGATCCAGAGAGAACAAGATTCCAAGGAGAGCCACAAGTACCTAGATCTTCAGACATTGGTGGAATAGGTCAAGGTTCGCCTTCAAGTGGGAAGGGAACTTCTATGAGTAAGAAAAACTTTCCAGTGGGCATAACACCAACTAATTATAACGTTGTAAAGAAAACATTACAGAGTTCAGTTGATTTTGGATGGACAAAGACAAAAACAGTCGATGAATTAAGAAAATTTGCAAATATGACAGTAAGACAAGCAAGAGAAATAGTTAAAAATGAATTTGAGTCAACAAGGAGGTGGGAAGATGGCGAATAGTAAAAAAGACAGTGTAAAACACGAACATGAGATAACTGCAGCAGTAGTTGAATTAAAAGGAGGAAATAAGGTTGGTGTTTACAAGAAAGAATCAAAAATAAGATTTGAAGACAAAATAGACGAACAGATAGCAAAGAAAGCAAAAAACGTTTATGATGCAGATTATAAATTAATAGACGATACAATAGAAGATATCAAGAAGGAAAGCAGAAGAGTATCTACTAACGATTATGCAGCAAACAATGTGTATATATTCTTACAAGACTGTTTAAAGAAAATAACACTGGCAGAGAAGTAATGGCTACCAAGCTTAATGTCGATGCAGGCTCTGACATTGGTAAGAAGCTTTGGAAAAAACACCAAGACAACGAATATACGCATGTAGACAATTACAAGGAAGCAATATGTCTAAACTGTTTTTCTAAAGACGCTGCTGCAGCAACCATAGCAGACATATGTGGTGATTGCGCAGGCAAGAGAGGTAGAGAACCACTCTTGACAAAAATAATGGATAAGATGTATGGTCTATGTTTCTTTTGTGGAAAACACAAGTTTCACATAGAACAGATAAACGCAAGATTTTGTCACAGTTGCCATAGAAGGATAGCAGATGTTACAAAAGATTATAATAAAAAAGGTGGAATGTTTGGTGCAGATCCATTCTGGTTAAGCATAAAAAAGAAACATGGTAAGGATTGGAAAGAAATTTGGAATGATCCTACTAAATCACTTAGGAGATAGAATAAAATTAATTCTGTCAGACGCTAAATCATAAAATGCAGTTGGACTTATAATTCTCTTTCTGTTAGGTCTGTCTCCCCAAAACCTATCGCATCTAAATTCAAGTTTTGGTTTTCCTATTATCCTTGGATAGAATTCTATTCTGTCTGATTTAGGATTATATTTGGTCTGTCCTGCTACTACCTTTATTTCATCTCCTTCAATATATTCTTTACAAGTTCCATTTCTAAAATGAACTATTGTTCTCTCTAATCTTGGAGATTCTTTCATCTGGTTTGTCTGTGTGACTACCCATAGTTTAGGCTCACCTTTTTTGTTTTCCTTAACGTATAACTCCATAACTTTTATGTCGTAGAAGCTTTGTCCTACTCTATCTTTATATGCTTTATCATAATCAGCTTTCTTCTCATAAACATAGAACGCTGTTCCCATAAACTTTAATAATCTAACCTCTTAATAAATGCTTGTATGGACAAACATTCTAAATGTAAGAAATGCAAAGCAAACATGTATGGTTATTCTAGAGGAAAACAAGTGTTTTGGTTATGTTATAAGTGTGGAGCGTTTAAAGGTAATAATTTTGACCCATTTCTGATACTTGCAGTTCAGAATCAACCAGAATATCTATTATACCTTATAGAATCCAAATATCTAGAACCTGTCCAGTAAATATAAATATTATACATATATTCACTGTATATGGTTGAAGAGTTCCTCTTAGAGCGCATAATGACTCGAATTGACCAATTAGACCAAAAAATAGACGATTTATGCGATAGAACAACAAAAACCGAGATAAGCATCTCTAATCACCTTACGCACGTTACACAGAACTCAGAAAAGAAAGAAAAGAGGTTTTACGTTATAATTGCTGCTTTAGGAACAGTTTTTGCCTCAGTAACTCTTGCACAGACTATATTATAGATAATCCTTATAAGCAAGTATTTTGTTGGTATAAAACATGGTAGACCCAACACTTGTTACAGTAGGTGCTGCAGTCATCGGAGCAGGTTTAAATACCGTTAGAGGATATTTACACACTGAAGACCGATCATACTCTGCTAAAAAGTTAGCAGGCGCTCTTATCATCTCTACATTTGCTGCAATAGCAATAGCTCAAACTATCGCTGTCGAGTCTGTAGGTCTGATAGGCTTAGCCCTGATAGGACTTTCAACAGGATTCGCAGCAGACTTTGCAGTAACAAAAGCAAAAAAAGACGATACAGAGTAGATTATTTTACAAACTACTTTTATCTTTTTTTATAGATATCTTTATTAAATATAGGGTATCTATTTTATATATGGTAGAAGGGTATTTCATAAACAAATTAATAACCAAAGGCTTTGAACCAATAAGTTCAGATGAGAGATTCTTTGAGGGATTTCTCACAGTTGAAATGAAAGACAAACAAGGAGAGGTTACAATAGTTAATGAGTTATATAAAGTGTTACTAGTTTGGATGGATAGAGGCGCACCAATTACAGATACACATAGTAATAGGGTAATAGGAAAAGGAATAAATTATGCAAAGGCAGAATTTACAGCACCAGACGGTGAAACATATCCAGCCATAAAAGT